TCCATCTAATAGGAGTTCCTTCGCAGATACCTTGCGCGCGTAGGAGCTACCACCACGGCAACAATTGCGCAAAGGTTTACCATCCCAGCACCAACACAAATCCAACTCATGACCTCACTGGGAGAGTTCTAGAGCATGACTAGCTTAAGACATTACTTGAGCTTGACAACTGACAGGTCTAAACCCATGACCGTAGTTGTCAAGTTTAAGAAATGGTGGTCAATGTTCTACGAACCAGTCGTTTTCGAAATGAACGACTGGGATCGCGATGGTTGGGACAGACTAGAGGGAGACCGTTTCTTCTTCTGGAAAAAGATACCTTTCGCCGAGGAACTCAACCTGATACCCCAATCAGCTGAGGACCCCAGAGAACGAGGCTTTGCTGACGCTGAATCTTACTAATTCGGCTCGGGACCCTCGATCGAGAAAGCGCGACCCACGGCGAGAGTGGATAAAGTGAGGGCAACCTAACCGCTAGTGACAGGCAATACACTACCGGAATAGATCCTCCCAATCTGGGCCCCCTCAGTCACCAGGCAGTTAATGCTTGGAAGCACTTTGATGTCTCAGGCTGATTCAAATTCCGCTACCCCGTCTACTCAGTTACAGAACTGGAATTAGACGGCTTCCGGTCTAGTCCACTTGCAGTTTGGTGAAGAACCTAACATTATCACGCGAGAAGACTTGAACCCGATCAGCAGACCCGTAGACCAGTGTCCTATTGATGGATTCGGCTACGAACAACTCTGCTGGGCAGCATAAGCCAAATAGTCCCGACCGGTTTCGCTAACCCCATGCAAACTTCCCGCGCGCGCACCAAAATCAACTTTGGCCCGTGAGGATTACTACATGTACAAGAAACCCGTCGAGCCGACGCCCTAGAACCCTTGAGTGTTAAGCGACGACACTTATCACAACGTGTGTGTGATGTACAAACTTGCCCAGGAATTTCCCCTGCATGCTCCCCGTTTCTGTAAGATAACAAGGAGGTTAGTCTGGAACAAGTTAGGCACTCTTACCAACCAAGCGGTAAGAACAGGCCATCTCTCTGTAGCTACCGGTCGTTACTCCGAAGCGCACATTATTGGCACTCCTCTGCATGAGTTTGAGTGGTGTAATAAGCCCTTCTGCAATACATACGCTGCTCTACACAGACATCTGTCCGCCAATGCTCCAGCAACTGAGCTTGACCAGTTTAAAGTATTCTGCGCAAAATACTGGATCGATGTTTTCGAACGAATCCAACTCCCCGAGCCTGTGAGTTTCAAGACTTACCCTCCGCGAGCCTTCGAGCACGATCACACCAAACGCGACAAATACCTGCGTGGTATCTAGCACGCTTTGAACAACCAAATTTTAGAATGCGGCCCCTTCAAAGCTATGGTGAAAAGTGGTGAGGTGTACTACACATCTACCACTAAATACGAGCCAGGGAGCCGGTACATGATACACTCCTCACGCCCACGCAATGTCATGGTACCCATCGGTTATGGTTACATGATAATGGCGGCCGTATAATCACAACTCTTCCCGTGTTTGGGAGTTGTGGAACCCAGTTTTATTCAGGGCAAAACTTCCGAATAACTGTGTGACTTGATCATGTAGCACATGACCGATGATAGCGCCGTCTCAATGGATGGTGGATCATTCGACTCTACTTAGGAGGAAGCTCAGCGTCGCTATGCTGAAGCACCTATGTGGAATGCACTCAAGCCCTGGTTAACCAGGCTGTTTGCGCTACCTGACAACCTCGTAAGAGGATTAACACCGTCCCAAGCTGCACAACGCTTCATTAATGCCGTCACTGATTACACCCGTGTTGTTTTCATTGCCGCCCCACCATCTACTGAGACCAGATGGAGCACGAATGAGAAGATGTAGTTCAAGTATGCTCGCGCCAACCCACT